GGCTTAACGGGATAATTCCTTCAGCTCCATCCTCGGCCACTATGCCCATGTGCGGTTTTGTTATAATGCCGCCGTATGCATGCTCAAGGATACTGCCTTTGCCTTTGCTGGTTGTCAGGCCGGTTTCCTTTGAACCTTTCTGTCCCAGGCCTCCGAGCCAGTCTTTGAAGCTCTGCCATTTGTCGCCAATCCATTCACCGATTCCACCGAGCTTTTCTCCTACCCACTCCCAGGCCTTGGTTGCTCCAGTCTTGATGGGCTCCCATACGTTATTTGAGAACCAGTCGGAAACTCCGGACCAGGCTTCGCTTATGGCATTCTTTGCCTCTGTGAACTGTTCTCCCAGCCATGCTCCTGCTGTCTGTGCTGCGCTTTTTACTGGCTGCCATACTGTTTCATCAAACCAGGTACTTACGGTTCCCCATGTCTCGATTACCCAGGTTTTTGCCTCGTTCCATCTTTCACTCACCCACTGTCCTGCAGCTTGGGCTCCTGTTTTGACTGGGGTCCATATACTCTCTTCAAACCATGTTGAAAAGTCGGACCAGCGCTCGTCTATCCATGTTCTTGCCTCGTTCCAGCGGTCGCTTACCCATTGACTGGCTGCCTGCGCTGCATTGCTTACGGGGGTCCATATGGATTCGTCAAACCAGGATGAAAAATCGGACCATCTGTCCCCGATCCACGTCCTGGCCTCGTCCCATCTTTGGCTTACCCATTCACCTGCAGCTTGTGCCGCATCTTTTACCGGGGTCCATACGCTCTCATCGAACCATGCGGAGAAATCGCTCCATTTCTCACCTACCCAGTCTCTTACTTCACTCCATGCGCCGGCTGCTATGTTAATGGCCGATATCCCGACATCCTTTACTGGGGTCCATACCGAAGTATCGAACCAGTCGCTGAAGCTGCTCCATTTGTTGCTGATCCAATCTCCAGCCGCGTTCCACTTCTCGGCCACCCAGGATCCGGCGTTTGAAGCTCCGGTCTTGATGGAGTCCCATGTGTTGCTTGCCCATTGCTTTGTGTTTTCCCAGAACTTTGATAAAGCTCCGTCTTTGTCCGTTGCGTCCGATAAGGCTTTACCTGCTTTATCTCCGGTGAAAAGTGCGGCCACTCCACCGATTCCTGCTCCTACAAGAGCTCCTACGCCGGTTCCTATTACCGGTACCACGGAACCTACCGCAGCTCCTATGCCGGCGCCTGCTCCTACCATACCTATCTTGGTTCCGCCTTGGAAGTATTCGTCCTTGGCCTCTTTTCCGGTTTTCTTTGTGCCCTGGTAGATGTCTATTGCTCCGGCTCCAAGTCCAGCAATACCGAAAGCGCCTCCCAGTACGCTTGAAGCTCCGGCTGCTATGGCTCCACCTGCAGTTGTTGCTCCGCTGCCAAGCGCTACGCCAGTCTTGGCCAGTCCGGTTGCTAATGCTCCGCCTGTGACTACATAAGTTCCGTTGGACAGCTGCACTGTATTTAATGCTTTACCCGCTGCTCCTGCAGCTCCCGGAAGTGCTAAAGGCGAACCTCCGGCCGGCGGCAATGACGGGGTTTTTCCTGCTGTTGGCAGTGAAGGATATCCTCCTAACGGCGAGCCACCTGTTGGGGATCCTCCTGGACCCTGGATTGTCTTCCCGTAAATATAAACTATTGAAGCTGTCATATAAACGGTGTCTGTTCCATAAGCCGATGGTATTCCAGTTGTATCCGGTGCTCCGCTTTTACTGCCTTTGCCAAAGAGGTTAATTAATCCTTTACCGCCTTTGCCTAACAGCTTGAAAATTCCGAGCTTTTGCATTGCGAGAACTATTGCTCCAGCCGACAGCCAGGACGTTGAGCTTGCTTCCTCTCCTCCTGGGAGTAGCGTTGCCGCATCTTTAAATACTCCCTTTATAGCATTCAGGAGTGCCTCTCCTACCTTCTTCCCATCAAATCCCTTTTTGAAGCCTTCAGCAAATGAAGCACCTATGCTGGTCCCTTCCTCTACAGCGCCTTTTGCGTCTATTCCGAGTATGGTCAGTAATCCTGCGGAGAGTGCAGTTCCTATTCCTTCGCCTATCTTACTGGCTTTATCTGCAAGCCAGGCTTTGCCGGTTGAATTCCACCATTCGTTGAATGGCTGCGCTATTATCTGATCCCATGCTATCTTCAGCTTTTCTCCGAAGTTTTTGGCGTCTTTCCACTCCTGGGAGTTAACCATACGCTGTATGCTGTTTCTCAATCCATCTACTCTGACCATTACCCATTTGGAGATATTTGCTCCTGCTTTCTTCCAGGCTTCTCCCCATTCTGCGATGATATCCTGGTTCTCATCTATCCAGGTTGTGATCCTTTCAAGTCCCGGCTTTATACCTTCCCATAGACCTTGTCCCCATGGTCTTAAAAGTGAATTTTCGAGAGTGTCCTTAAGGGTTGATATCATACCTTTGGCCGTCCTGGATTGGTTGTCCATCATGCCTCCGAAGCGCTTTTCCATTCCTCGCAGCAATGCCTCTATAACCTTTGATGCTTCTATGCTTTCTTTACCGATGTTTGCTACCTGCTCTCCGGTGAGACCGAGCTCTTCCTGCAGGATTTGGTTAGCCGGCACGCCGAGTTCCTGGAGCTGCAAGAGTTCTTCTGTTTGTGCTCGTCCCTTGGCCCGCATCTGACCGAGGGCTCTTGTGATTCTGTCTATTCCCTCCGATCCAGCTCCCAGGCCGCTGGCAGTATCACCTATGGTCTTTAGCATATCCAGCACCTTATCGGCTTCAAATCCGAAGGCCATTAGCAGCTTACTGCTGTTGATCAGTTCCGGGAATTCAAACGGTGTTTTATTTGCGAATTCTGACGCTTCCTTCAGGAATTTCTCTGCTTTCTCGGCGCTTTTTAGCATGGTTTCAAATGCAATCTGCGTTTGCTCAAAATCTGCGGCTATTTCCATCGGTTTATAAATACCGGCAAATGCACCGGTAGCGCCGAGTATGGCGCCTTGTATGGATGTCGCGAAATTCCATAAGGCTCTTAATGGCGCCGTGGCCAAGTCGATTACTTTCATCGTAAAGCTAAACGTCTTACCTGCTATGCTGCGTGCTTTTGATGAAACTTTACCGACAATGCTTGACGCCCTATCCAGCGCGTCAAGGACGACCTGATATTTTGTTTTATTCATCTGGTTTAGCCGTTCCTGCGTCCTCTGGTTGGCCTCGTCAAATTTATTTATCTTCCGTGTTGCCTGGGAGACGCCAGGATCTGTCTTATCCTCGACGTGGATAGGTATCTCAATGCGAAATGTTTCAGCTGCCATCCATCAATCAATCCTCCTCTCCTTCGTTATTCTCTTCCTCAAGCTGCACGCGCATAGAGGCTAACATGAAAGCTCTCACTCCTGGCGGTTTGGCCATAACCTCGTCCGGAGGAATGCCCATCCGCTGGAATATGTGATGGAGTAAAGTGGCCATTCCTCCGGCTTTTATTAGTTTTTTGCTGTTTCCTCCGCAGTGACTGAATAACCGCTGATTTTGTCGATAAGTTCAAGCACAGCGTCCTTCTCTCCGGCAAGCAGGGTCTTGTCTATAAGGTCCACACCATTGAGCACATTTAAGGCTTTCCATGCGCTCTTGTTGTCCCAGATCTTTGCCCTGTCTTCCTCTATGGTTGCCTGGTAAATCAAGGCACTTCTGTATCTTACAGTGTCGGTGTATTCAGGGAATTTAATGCCAAGTTGCTTGTTTCTGACGTATTTCGTGTACTTCTCTTTGCAGTTCTGGTACTCTTCCTCGGTCAATGGGCGGATGCGGAATTTAAAGAGAACCACGCCGTTTCTTGCGATCTCGATGGTTTGAATATTGTCTTCCTCGGCCTTGAAGTTTGCGGCCGCCAACAAGCCTTTGAGGATATCGTCCTCGTATGCCCTTAACTGGCCTTTGTTCTCCTCTTCAGTAAGCTCGATCTCTTCGATTTTGGTTTTTTCGATTTTATCGTTTGCCATGATTTCATAACCTCCTTAAATTAAAAAATTGGCCGCCCTGGTGTGCAGGACGGCCATCAATATTTGGTTATATGCCTGCACGCCTCCATTGCGTATTAGGCTGCGTATTAGGCGGTTAACAAGCTCTGCAATTCCGGAGGATCGTTGACAAAGAGGCTCCAAGCTCTCTTGATGGTGTCTCCCACGGAAAGGTTCTGCAGATCTATAGTGCCGCTTGGTACGCACTGTCTGTAAATCATGCGCTGTTCGCTTCCGTTGCGTCCCTTTACCACGCCTTGGAAATTCCAAGCCGGCATTACTCCGGTCTTCATTCCTTCGAACAGCTCCTGGATGAAGCGCTCGTCTGCGATTACTACTTCTGTGAAGGTTAGGGTCACGCCGTAGGCCTGGAACACTTCATGCTCTTGTGCGTCTCCCAGCGGCTGATATTTAGCATTTGTCACATTGACCTGGGTCTGGAATGTTTCAACGGTGGCCAGCATGACGCCCTCGTCGTTATAAAGTGCGCCATCTTTCCCGGTCAATACTTTCCTGGCGTCAATCGGTGCTCTGTTATTTAACATACC